TTTGCTCTTTTAATCAAACCAATTTCTTGAGTTATAGTTTTCATTGTTGTTGTTGCTAATGGATTATAAATAGTTACTCTTTGATTATATGCGTAATCAGATGTGCTTACAGTTCCATTTTCTGACATTGTGGCTATATGATTTGCACCAGCAGGGGTACCATAATATGCAAAACCACTTCCTATTCCTTCGTGTTGATATTGACCACCACCACCAAAACTATAATTTGAAGTTGTTATATCTGCATTAGATTTTCGTAATCTAATTCTTAAATAACCACTTGATGATGCAGGAAATACATCACTAAGTATAACTTGATAATTTTTATATGTTGCTGAAAAATAACCATCAAAAGAAATTGAAGCAGAAGATGAAGCATCAGTTGTAGCAAGTAAAACATAATCAGAAGAACCACCAACGGCCCCCACTAAATCGGCAGCATCATAACCACCGTTAGTTAAAATATTATTTGCAAATTTAAATGCGTTTGATTGTGCCATATTTTACAAGTACCTTATCGTAATAGTCGCAGCCGAAACTGGAGCTGTTACAAAAGTTAATGTTGTTCCTGATATAGTATAGTCACTTGTAGGTTCTAAACAAATACCATTTACAAAAACTAATAAATCGTTTACGTTTCTACCACTATTTATTGTTACAGTTGTTGTTGAACCATCGCCTGTGGCCGTTTCTGTTATATTTCCTATAACTATTTTGCCTGCCATCGCTGAATGGAATTGACACGCATAAAATATTGATGTGCTTGTATTTGAAGGAACTTCGTAATATAAAATACCAGTGACTTTCAGTAAAGCAGAAGCTCCAGTTGTTACCGCACCTGTTAATGATACGTGAGTTAAACCTGTTGTGTAAGCATTTCCTGAACTATATCCTCCTGCAACTGTTTGTAAATGAAAAGGATGGCCAGTAACATTTAATCTAAAAGCATATGTTTGTCCTGGTCTGAAATATAAAGTAGGATTGTTTCCTGAATAGTGTGAGTTAAATAGATATGCACCTGAACCAGAATTTGTTACATCAATTAATGCGGCCGTTTTAATTAAATCTCCTGTGCCTGGTACAAATTTACCACTTGAACTTACCCAAACTAAACCTTGTTGGTCTGCTGGAGCTTGTGTAACCAAATCAACGTCTGTGAATAAATTAATACTAGAGTTTTCGTTTGCAATTTCGTTCCAACCACCTGAGTCTGCAAAATAAGCTTTAGCTGTACTATCAACAACTGCAAAAGCGCCTTGATATGTTGTAGCACTTGGTCTAGCACCAGTGCTTGCAAAGTTAAATCTTACTTTATTTCCTGCACCTGTTAAATCTATTGTACCTGAACCTGATAATGCAGAAGTGCCTGTTAAATTTAAATTAGCTATTGATGTTGTAGCGGCCGAACCTAATGTAAGTGTGCTTGTACCAATTGCAACGGATGAATTTGCTAATTGTGCATTTGATACACCAGCTGATTTAATTGTAACATCACCACTATTAACTGTAAAACTGGCAGTATTAAAAGTTGCAACACCGGCATTTGCTGAAGTTGCTAATTCGGCAGAAATAGTTAAAGAACTTGCACCAACAATAGTGTTTATTCCTTCGCCTGCTAAAAATTCTAATTTACCACCTAAAGCTACAGAATTTTGAGTTGATGATTCATCTGTAAATCTTATATATGGAAGTGCTAAATTTGCATTTGTAATTCCTGCTGAACCACTTAAATTTGTATTTGTAAGGCCTGATATAGTATTACTTGAAGCTATAATAGTTTTGTTAGATAATGTGTTTATAGATGTTGATGTAACAACAGTATTGTCTAATTGTATATTAATTGTATCGCCTTGACTTACTGTAGTTGTAATACCATCATTACTTTTAATTTTTAAAGTGCCACCTAATGCAATAGAAATAGCAGAAGAAGAATCATCTCTTATACTAAAACTTGAATTTGTTAAAGAAGAATTGCCAATGTTAGATAGTGTGTTACTTGCACCACTGATTGTTTTATTTGTTAAAGCAACACTATTACTATTTGTAACGATTGCTGTTACACCTGCTAATAAATTTAATTCTGTAGGTGTAGCAGTAAGTGTAATTGTTGTGCCATTACCAAGGGCTGTGTAAATTTCATTAAAGTTATCGTTTATAATTGATCCGCCGGCACGTAGATTTGTACCTGTTCCGTCGTTTGCTACCGAACCTATATTGAGTGTTTGTTTAGCCATTGATTAATCTTTTTGTTATATTTATAATCATTTTAAGGTGTTGTATCATCAAAAGTTATAGGGTAACTACCGTATTGTCAAATTGATTAAAAGGCGCAATTATAAATATTTCCGAAGGCATTGATAATTTTGTTTTAATAAATCTACCTAATTCTGTAGAACATAAAAGTAAAGTATTATCTTGTCCATCTAATGATGACTGCGTTCCAAATGTAACGTTATTGCCTAATTCTTCTATTGAATAATTTGTTCCTGATTGTCTAATAAATGATTTTAATATTTCTCTATTGATTGTTGAATATCTAGGGCCAGCGTAGGCAAATCCGTGAGATATATTAACACCATCAAAAACACCTCTTAATCTTGATAGATAAGCTATGTTTATAGGAGCTCTTGTTAAAGTAATATCTCTTGTTGTTGAACTAAAAGGAGAAATAGTACTTGTATTTAAATCAGCTGCCGTTCCTACATTCGGAGTTGCTCTTAAAGATGTACCATCATCTATTGTACCTAATCTTCTACCAAAAATTGTAGTAAATAAAGTATTAACAATTGAGAAGAAAGGATCATCAATAGTGCCTGTAATTGCACCTGTAATAGGCGTAGATATACGAGCGTTCAATCTTGATTCAACATTCACTTGACCTTCAAAGTAAAAACCAGAAGTGTGCATAGTTTTTTTGAAATCATCTCGCCAGTCTATAATAGAACGGCCTACTTTTATTACGTAAGAAAAATCTTGATAGTATAAACTATCTTGTATGTTCATTGTGTTTTCAGAAAGAAAACCATCTTCATTTATAAATCTACCGTCTATATCTGCAACTGCACCAACAGCTAATGTAGCGGTTGTAGCATCTAACTTTTTAATTGTTGCTGAACCACTTAAACTATTTACTGTATCATTAACATTAATTGTGCCTGAATTATTTTTTAAAGATAATAATCCTCTAGCTGCATTAAAACTTACAACTGTGGCCGTAACACTACCTGATATTGTTACAGTTGTATTTGCAATAAATGTTCCTGTAACTCCAGTAACAATACAATTTTTGAAAAAGTTAAGAGTAGGAGGAGAAGGAGCTAATTGATGATTTATTCCTAATTCTACTATTTTTAAATCTAATATTTTTCCTACGTCATCACCATAAGCTTTTATTATGGCATTTTGACCTGCTGATGTAATAGATACTGTTGGTAATGTAGTATAACCAGAACCTTTATCGTATAAAAATATATCTGTTATATCACCAATATCTGTTCCAGATTCTTGTACAAATTTATTACCAAAATAAGTATCATCTTGCATTGTAGCATCTTCTAATACAATATGATTTTCTGTTGTACTTGTACTATCTTCGTTAGTAAATCCTCCATTAACAACAGAAATAAATCCTGCAGCTCCTGCACCATTTGTTCCTGTATTAACAAAAACTAAATCATCACCTATTGAATATCCAGCACCAGGATTATCTATTACTATTTCTGTAATACTTCCTGAACCTATATTATTAGTTTGAATTATAGCTCCATCACCACCACCGGTTATCGTTACCGATTCGGCTGAAGTGTGTAATGATCCATCATTTGTAATTATTTTTGTAGTAGGTATACCTGAAATTGTGGCTTCAATTAATAAATCATCTGTGTCATTAAAAGTTCCTGTTATGTTTTCTCCAACTATAAAATTTCCAACAATACTATCTGAATTTAAAACAAACTCAGATATAAGAGTAGAACCAATTAAAAATTTTGTAACACTTTCTACTATTGCTGTTGCATTAGAAGTTGAACCTGTGATTGTTCTGCCTACTAGATTAGAAGTATCTCCCGATACAATAATAGCTCTTAAAACTTTATTTGTTGTAAACTTACCATCAGATACTCTTAAAATTTGTTCACGTGGATAAATTGTTTCTGATACTTCATTAAAAAGTAATCTAAAAAATACTTCGTGTCCTGCTTTTGTACCTTTTGATTGATACAAAGATTTAACATTTTTAATTAAATTTCTTTTATTAACATTAGAATTTAAATTTTCAGGTAATGTAGTTAAAAATTCATTTCTAAAGTTACTTAAAAAATTAGATATAACTTTATCAGGATCTCTAAAATTTAATAACTCTTGTATATTGTTTACTGGATTTGGTTTGTAATTATTAATTACAGCACTTGCATTAGAAGATGAACCTATTATAGTTTCCCCTT